ACCTCTTCCACAATGCGTTTGGCATACATAATCATCATACGTCCGGTTGCAGTCGTTGATGCAGCGACGTCGCGCTCATAAAACGTGGACGTCTTGGCTCCACACTGACCATAAAGCGAGTTCGCGGTTACTTTATATCCGAGTTGACGTTTATCCAGAATATTTTGGATGAATGGGTCGGGTTCGGATTTGATGAGTTTGCGAGTGTCTGCGCGCGCCTTTAGCAATTCTTCTAAAATCGCCGGCATAATGGATTTTTGATTATCGGGGAGTTGTGCCCAGCGACACACCATTTTACCGGATTTGATTTTCTCCAATTTAGATTTCGGCGTTTTACGCGACATTTTATATGTATCAAATTCCACGTCAATGTATTTATAGCCAGGCAAATTGTCATATATAAATACGCCGTCCACTTTTTCGCCAGTTTCGGCGACCAACTTCCCCATCAGGTCGTATTCCATTGTCCATACTTTACTATCGTGTGAATAATTTTGACTAATCATTGAAGATGGATATAACGATGCATAATCGACGCACGCCACTGGATTATCCATATACATTGAGCATTTCGGCGGCAATACAATCGCACCTTCGTATCCGTCATTATCGGTGGATTTCTCAATATCGGGCATCAGCGTATCTTTCTCACGGCATTTTTTCGCCACATAACTCGTCAGTTTTATACTCTGACCACGGAATACAAGGAAACTAATCGGGACGCTGCAAATACGCGACATTTCCACATAATTCGTGATAACATCGATTTTATTGAGTAGATGGTGAACGAGATTGCAATCCTGAATGCAATATTTGGCGACAATTGCACGGTCATCGGCTGACCCATTTGCGAGTCGGAATATATCTTGCGGGGAAACGTCGTCTTTCGCCATACCCCATTTAATGCCTTTGGTGGTATCAATATACTCGTGGTTTGGTATTACGATTACATTGTATTTCGCGGTTATTTCGGCGCCTTTTATGACTTTGGTGATTTCCTTTTCGACGATTTCCAATACGGGGAATTTATCTTTATAATAATCCGAGGTGAATCCCGTGATTTCAATATGGATGAAATCGCCGACGTTTAACCCCGTCAAGTTTTTACTATATAATTCAGTGACCTCACCGAACGTGGGGTGATTCGCAAATTCCACATATTTGACGTCGTCGCTAATATATTGACCTGCAACGTCGTCAAGTTTATACGAGGGCAAATTGAAATCACGGCGGAAATACGAATACATGTCGATTTGTAGGCGACCCGTCATTTTCGCATATTTCAGGTCATATTCGCCGCTTGCCAATACGACTTTGGAACTTTCCAGATTCAATTCGCCGCCCTCGTCTTTCGCCGACAATTCCCCGATTTTGCGTGATAATAATAGGAAATCCCGTTCGCAGTGATTTTCCTGTGCACGACGAAACATAAACTCCCAATCAAACCCGAATATATTATATCCAATAATAATATCGGGGTTTTCGGTCTGAATGAGTTGACTCCATTTCAATAACAAATCGGTTTCGGTTGCGACGGATTCAATGACGGCGCCTGCAACTGGCGCACAATCGCCCAATACAAAACAATGATTTAAATATGTGGAGGGTTCACCGTATCGGAAGAATGTTGTTCCGATAAACGTTACTTTATCACCTTCTAATCGGGGAAATGTCAGCGTCAGAGTTTCATTGATGATTTGTATTTTATCGTCGCGTTCATATTTATCGCTTAATATAACATCCATTATAGTAGAACTGTGGTCGACTTTGCACGATTTGTGCTTTGGACGTTCGGGTTCATCGTCGCTGTCGTCGCCTTCGGCTCCGCCAGTATCCTGTCTTAGCGCTTCGAACATTTTATCGATGGTGAGCAAATGTGCATTGTCTTCGGTTGCCAATATTTTGGCATTTTGAATCGGCGTTTTCACTAATAATTCAATCACTTTTTTCAGTTGAGTTTCGGAGGGTTGTGCTTTAGGAAATACGCGATCCACGTCTTCGACTGAATCATAACCAAATGCGGTTAATATAACACGGCCACACAACCCAGTCAGCAATTTAGCGTCCGTTATAAACCGTGTTTGCGTATTAAATACATCGACCATATTCATTGCGAGTCGTTTATATAATTTAATGGGGACGGGGAAATCGCCGTGACTGCTGCTGGCTTCAATATCAAAACTGCATATTTTATAGGGGACACTGGTTTCTTTTTGCATCGGTTTTAGTTTGGATACACGGCAAACGTATTCAAAAGTGCACGTGGTGGTTTTGGCTTCAGGTATAATAGCGTGACTGAGGGGAAGATAGACCCAACCCGATGGACTGATATTATGTATATGGAAATATCGCAACAATGGTGGGATGTTGCCCTCGTATGATTCGAGTTCAATACCTTGAAATCGAAATGGCTTTTTGATTTTCTCGGAATACTGACCTTTGACTTTCGGCGCGTAATAATACCAGAGTCCTTTGACTTTGTTCATACACGCCACGTTTTTGAATGTGAGAACTACGAAATTGTGTTTTTTGCCGCCAGAGAATCCATATAATTTATGATGCTGGACGAGTTTGGCGGACAATATAGAAGTATCGTGATATGTACCGATTTTAGCGCGAATTTCGCACAATAATGCGGCTACTGTGGAATCTGTCCAATTATCACCGACTTTAATATAGAACATTGGACGGAAATCGTTGACGTATATACAACAGGTTTCGCCGCGTTCATTGACACCGAACATTTGAATCATAAAATCAGTGGATTTATCACAATTTACGTCATAGAAATTGAAATCTATGAGTTTGAATGATTTGCCAATGGATAATTTCTTTGGCATTGTTGTTTATTATTATTTTATATTTAGATTTATTTCAAAAGATTTATTTCAATTTTATAATATTATTATATTATAATGGCAAGAAAAGTAAGAGGAGGAGAAGAACCAGTAAAGCAAGAACCTGCGTCAGACCCTGCGCAAGTGACCACAGAAGAATCAAAATTAGACCCTGTGTCAGACCCTGTGTCAGACTCTGCGTCAGAACCTGCGTCAGACTCTGCGTCAGACCCTGTGTCAGAACCTGCGTCAGACTCTGCGTCAGAACCTGTGTCAGTGGAAGAACCCGCTACTCCGTCGGTCGGAGGCAAGAAAAGAAAGTCGAAAAAATCAAAGAAGTCGAAAAAATCAAAGAAGTCGAAGAAGTCGAAGAAAAGAAAGTCAAGACGATAATATTAAATCGACAATCCGCATTTGGCATCACCGCACCCACCTGTAGTTGGTATGGTAAGCATCCAAGTTTTCATCGCAGCCTCGTCTTTATAATTTTGGTCATAATAATAAATTTTATTACCGTACCCTTTAAAAATCGTCGGGTAACCTTGTTGAACCTCGGGTACCACTGATTTCGGATATTTCTTACGAAACCTACTCGTTTTCGTCGGGATTTCACTTTGTTCCATTTCAATAAAATCAATTTCAATGTTATTCATTGATATTTTGTTTATATCAGATTTCATATGTGTCCATATAGGAGCCAATATTTGGCAATGCCCGCATCCGACCGCGTGAATTTTACCAATAATTAACGGTGTGAGTTTATTGCGTCGAGTTCCCCGCTTACGTCCTTTCATTTTCTTGGATTGTTTAACCATATATAATATAAAGAAATAATATATGAATACATTTAGAATATTATTCCAACTCTTTCTAATAATGGCATTCGTCGCTGGAATATACGTGTGTTTATATGACATAGTGATTGAACAAGAAACATTTACAGATGAGCAAAGCGATAAGCAAGACAACTCTTGTCCTAATCTTTTAATCAAAAAAGAGGGCAGATTATTGCTATATAATACAAATAAAGCCGAGGACGAAAACAATCCGATACAGTTTTCGAATTTAGATGAATATATCAATTATTTAGAAATACAACGCAGCAAAGGAAATAGTTGTCCCATTCTTTATTTGCAACAAGAATCAAATACACAAGGCGAAGAAACATATCGCATCCGACCAAGCCCATTCAACAATGATAGCTCGCAAAATATTAAACCCATTGTAAACGCGGAACGCGAACATCCGCCATATAACATCGGAAATTATCCAGCATTTGACCCACACGGACAAGACATTGGATCGTATAATGAGATTGACCAAATACACGATTCAACCAATCGAGGACCCAGCGATAATCCAATGGATTCGAACTGGGGCGGCGTAACTTTGACGCAACGTGCGGTCGATTCAGGTAAATACGATAAAGAACAGGTAGTCAAGCCCATATTGGGCAAAGTTAAACCTGTATAAGCATATATGTTTTTATATTTTCAATACACGTCTTGCTAATTTTGCGTGATTTTCCGTTGGCTAAATACGACACGTCTTTCAAACAATCAGGGGTTTTCTTTAACTCATCCAATAAATGATATATGGACGTATAATCTTTCATAATCGCAATCGCCGTCGTGGAACTGATTCCGGGAACTTGACATAAAACGATTTCCCCCATATTAGCAGGCGTCACATTCTCCTTTTTCACCGATTTCACAACCTCGCAATATTTAGGAGCATCCGACGTTGCGTCGGGGGTATATGCAACCTTGCCCTTTTTCAAGTCACGTTCGATTTTGCCAGTCATTGCGACAATCAATTCGGCGGTTTCACTCAAAGACGCGGTGCGAAATACACTAAATCCTTTGAAGTAATTCAGTGAAGTAATGGACGAATATACGAGTTGTTTATCTCGGATTTGCGACATCATACCTTCAATAATATAAATCACATTATGACGCGGTATGCCACTCGAGTGAATAAGCCGATGCGATTGTTCTTCATATCGTCCATCTTTAATGCTGGAAACCAAATCATTCAACGATTTGCGTTCAATGATTGCGATAATTTGGTCATTGTGTTTTATAAGGATATCGCCTAAAGAAAGGGATTCGGTTATGACATTTGGAAACACCAATTTGCAATTGTCATATAATAATGGCTCGCGAATGTCAATAACAATTTGCATTTGAAATAATATAACAAGTATGGTTTATATTATTTATAAATCTAACTTCGAGTGCAATTGTAATACGTGAATCGAACATCCGCGCCGACGGGTCTGGATTGACACACATTGGGGTTGGCAGTCAGCGTAAGTGCTTGACGAGTGCAACACTTATTGCCGATTGGGTCGCACGATTTAATATAAACTGACATCCAACTTCCTTTGCCGACGCTTGGAACGAGGCCAGCCTTCTTTGACCCACCACCTTGGTTTCGATTCGTAATGCTAGACATACTAGATGTACGTTTGGTGTTTGAATAAACCATTATATTATACCATAATATAATATTCTAAATTATATAGAAATAATCGGCTATATTATTGAAATGAACTTGTTCGACGATATCCATATTGAAAAGAACCAACAAGGCGTGGATACGTATATATTCGACCCTTATAATACAGTAAATGTGCAAATAACGCCGCAACAAATCGAAAAAATATTAAAGACATATGGAATAAACGCGCCGATTTTCAATGATAATTTATATAAACGTGCATTTGTCCAACGTTCATATATAAAACGCCCCGACGTTGAAAACCAGCAGAATAATATCGTCATTGTGGAAAAACCCGCAAATTGTTTGGCGCTCTTTACTAAATCAAACGAACGCCTCGAATTTATAGGGGATGGCGTTTTGGAGTGTATTACTAAATATTATTTATATCGCCGATTTCCTAAAGAAAACGAGGGGTTTATGACGGAAAAGAAAATCGCGCTGGTGAAAAACGAAGCCATTGGGAAAATCGCACTGGAGATGGGGCTACATAAATGGTTTATTTTATCTAAACACGCCGAGTTAAAACAAACCCGCACAAATCTAAAGAAATTGGGGTGTCTTTTCGAAGCATTTATTGGAGCATTATTTCTGGATTTTAATAAAGTGTCGGTGCACGACGATGAAGGGTGGTTTCAAAATACATTTGTAACGGGACCTGGCTTCCAAATGGCGCAAATTTTCATCGAGTCGGTCTTTGAAAAACACGTGGATTGGATTGATTTAATTCAGAACGACGATAATTATAAAAATATATTACAGGTTAAAATACAAAAGGTGTTTAAAGTAACGCCGCATTATATCGAAGTCGATGAGCATAATTCCGAGCAGGGGTATTATATGGGCGTATATCTTTGTTTGGGACAACCCATCTTTAATTTAACACACGAACATTCGATTTCATATGCACGATTTAAATCATTTAATGACGTACATCAATATATGTCAACTCACAACAAAGTCTTTATATTTTTAGGTGAAGGTAAGCATAAAATAAAGAAAAAGGCAGAACAGATTGCGTGCGAAGATGCAATTAAACATATTGAATTATTTTAAAGCTTGCGTTAAACGTATTTGATGCTATGATGAGGTGAATCGTATAATATATTTAACGATTTTAACTTATACATATGAATATAATTATCCCACAACTGATGTAAATTTGGAAAATCATAGTCATCCATTATTAATATTGTTCTTGGTTTAGATAATCGATATGAATTTATAATATCACTATTCGCAACTTCAGTTGAGTGTCCTCCGTCTATATGTATTAAATCGTAAACGTTGCTAACATTGCGTAATGTATTTGTGCTATCGCCAATTATAATATTTATTCTGTCGCCAAATGTTTCTTTTAATTTCATATAACAAGGCATTGTATATCTATGTTCGCCTAAATCAAAACAAGTTATATTCATATTTCGGTTTGTTAACAACATCAATAACGTTGAAAAGCCTGAATTAAATCCAATCTCCATAACATTTTTTATATTTTTATTCAATACTAAATTACTTATATTTTTTGTTTTATTTAAAAATTCATCGGTATACACAGTTGTATGGTGCAACATAAATATATTACCTTCTAATAATTCACCACAATTGTTAATAATCGGTAATAAAAAATCATTAATATATTGTTTTGCTTTATTAATATTATTATTTATCGTATAATCCTTAATTTTATTCAAAAAAACAGACATATTAATTATTTTGTGCTGGTAAACGCATGGACCCCCTGGAAAATGATGTATTACCTTATCGCTGTGAATATTATTATCATTGTTCACCACCAACGAATTTAAAATTTTATTATTATATAAATTATATTTAAATGCATTATATACTATAAATGGTTGGTCGTAACACGCAAATAAATAAGGACGTTTAACCATATCTTCATTTATTTTATTAAATAATTCTTTAATTTTTACGCAATTATTAAATAGTAGTATTCCGCTGGTAAAAGCCGATTTATCATTGTAATTGTTTATTTCATTACCAAATAATACGTTTCCCCAAAACATGTGTTCGATTGTGCCGTCTTCAACTGCATATAAAATATCTTCTTTGCAAACATCAAATACTTTATTTATATCATTTTTTACTAAAATATCAGTATCTAAATAAAGTATTTTTTTGTAATTGGTTATAGAAGGTAAATTAAACAAATCCAATCTGGCTTTACATGCTTTATCAATGTTATTGTACGTATCATTAATTTCAAATTTTATTTTTTCATTGAATAAATGA